AACATTTTCATCATTCTGGCTGCGGACTTAGCGCCAAAACCACCTTTACCAATTAATCCAGCTTTAGAAGCAATACCTCCCGGTATAAATGCTGATGCGGCAAAAGCCAAACCATCAATAAAGTCTTCTGCCCAGAATTCAGAAGTGGTAATCTTATCGAAAAAGTCACCATTTTTATATTGATTAGTTTTGTATATTTCACCAAAGAATCCTTCTTCTTTAACGTATTCTTCAGCAGTAGACATCCAATCTACAAAAAAGTTATCCAAAGCAATAGAAGCAGCTTTGTTCATTTCTGCTTGATTACCTGTTAATGCCCCATGTATAGCTGTAGGAGCAGCAGCAATTGCACCACCAACATACCCAACACCTTGTGCAAATTTGGTAGCAATAAGTGGAGCAAGTTTTGAAAGACCTTTGGCAAATTTCCAATCTTGTGCTTGTGCTCTTATTTCGTCTATGTCCATGTACTGTCTGTTAACAGTACTCATGTACGGTTCGTACTCTCTAGCGTCGTAACCAAACATAGGTTGATTACTACTAGTAAGACCAGTAATTCGCGGGTCTGGTTTAGGAAGTCTAATATTTGAGAAGTCTGGATTTCCAGTATCTTGTGGATTTCCTGTTAATCCTGTATTTGGATCAATAAGACTTTTGGTATATTCTAATAAATTTTGTCTGGGCATATTTATTATTTTAAAATGTCTTTACCATAATGATTTAAAATCATTGTTAATTCATTCATTAATGCGTGCATTTGTACATTTCGAGAAGATCCTTTGTGACCTAGGCTTTCTAAATCGACTTGAAATTCTGGTCCTCTAAGGTTAGACAAATAAGTAAGATTCAATCTTGCAGTTTCGGTATAACCAGATTCTTTTAAGTTTTTAACTATACGTCTCAAATCCCCATAACTTAAAGCACCTTTTCCCCCTAAATCAAGAGTTCCATCTTCGTCTATTTTTATAGCCAAGTTTGCATTATCACCACCCGGTTCTGTACCTTCTAATCCCATTACATCTGTGTAATCAACACCTTCTACTACTTTAAATCCTGATTCCAATAACGAATCATTGGCTCTAAGTGTAGCAGCTAAAGCTTTACCGTCCTGACCTCCATTTTTTTCTAACATTGACAAGAATACTTCTTTGTTACCTTTAAATTTAGTACTAGTAAATAACTCTCTAGGATCCATTAATACTTCGAAGATTTCACCATCTGGTGAAGTTAAATTATAAGATATTTTAAAACCTGTGCTATGACTGTCAATAATTGCAAAATCTGAAGCTTTATAATTTGGATTATTTACATTATTTAAAAAATTAACTTTTTCATCGACCTCTAATTCTTCAACGATTTTATTTTTATAAGCATCTTCTGAATGTTTTTTAATTTTTAGATCTTCTGCTGATATAGAACCAAAAATTGGTCTAGCTTCAGCCCAAAAATCGTTTTGTTGCGATTGACTCATCATAGGAACAAATTCAGTAGTTGTTAAACTGTATTCTGATAAAAATTCTTGAGCACTTTTATCATAAACTTCTACTGCGGCTTTATAATCTTGAATATTTGTGTCATTATTAATTTTATTAATAATTTTAGCATTTTCAAATACTTCTGATCTTTCTTGTTCGCTTAAAGATTTTAAATATGCATCATCACCATAAGGGTCTAATTTTTTCCATACTTTTTCGATTGGGTCATCAGTATGCTCGATTAACTTAGCAACCCTTTGATAAAGATAAAAGTCTCTCATTGCATTTACGTATTCTACCGGATAATCATTTTCTTCATCTATCCTAGCCTTTTCCATTTCTGATAAATTATCCCAACCCGGAATATAATCGTTAATGTCTGGATACATGGTAACGAAAGATTCATAATCTTGTTTATCTTTTTCAGTAAGTTTAGAACCTGTTTTTTCTACAGCAGCTTTTAAAGTTTTACCTTGACCATTATTAAATTGTTGTATTCCTTCCGCTAACATTTTTTGTTGAGATAACTCTTGCAGTTCTTGTGGAGATTCCGGTCTAGATGTAGATAAAGTTTTGTTAATTTTTTTATCTAAACCAAAATAACCATTATCTGGTAATCCAGTAAACTTATAACCTTCGTCTGGTCCGGGGATAACCGCTAAACCACCGGTATCATCATCGAGATCTTCCTGTCTACTTCTACCGTATGGATCATCTAAAAAGTTATAATCAATGTCTGATCTGTTAAAACTTTTACCAAATGCCGCACTCTGAAGCATTGCGTCTAATTCTTGAGTGTAAGGTCTACCTATTGTTTCTCTACCTTGTAAAAAGCTTTGAACTTCTGGGTCATAACCAACTACCCCTCTAATAGCATTAAGTGCTTTACCATAATCTAAATTTTCATAAGTACCAGTAGCTGTAACAAATTTAAACGTTGGATTACCGTATTGGTCAAAATGTCTATATAATTGACCCCTACCAAGACCATCTACTTGTGTCATTACGCCGCCATCATGTTCTAGCATGGACACAGCATCTTTTATTTTTTTAGCAATGTCTGGAGTGTCGTATATAACACCTCTGTTTAAAGCTTTACCTTTATCACCAAAGTCGGTCATTAAATTTTGCTCAAAATATTCACGCATTAATTCTTTTTCTGCGTCATTAACATCTGCCTCGTTTAATTGTTCATTGAAGTCTTCGTAAAGTTTTTTACGATAAGCCAAACCAGAAACTCTAGGATCAGTAGAAAATTGTTTTTTTAACCTAATTAAATCTGTAGCAGCTTTGCTTACATCACCAGTTTGACCTAACTGTTCTGTTAAATCTAAAGTTGCATTTTCATAGTAATCACCAACCTGTTTAGCAACATCTCTATCTGTGTGGTACCTTCCTTGAAAATACTCAGTAGGGTATTGTTGACTAGCCAAAGTTTGCATAGCTGTATCCCACTGTTGCTGAGAAGTAGCTAAACCTTTCATCAAAAGATTAGTGTCTAATGGTGTAGGTATAAACTGTGGGGTATACTGGTTTGATCTATATGTTTCAAATCTATTACGAGCCATAATTAAAATTTTATTATTCTACTGGTTGGTAAATTAAATTAGCCATGTAATCAGTAGTATATCTAGGGAACATAGCTCCTAAGAAATTAAGAGTTCTTTGGTCTTGTAAAGCCTGAGCTTTATCCATACGATAATCTCTCATAGCTCCAGCACCAATGTTACCAAGATCTGTAGCAGAACCGTATAAAGCATCTCTGTAGGCTGCTCTGTTTTGTTCGTTAGCTATTTGTTCTTGCATTTGTATTTGTGCATTCTGCGCTTGTGTTGTGTTAGCTATTTGAGTATTAGCTGTATTTTCTGACATTTCAATGTTAGAAAGATTATCAGACATACCTCTACCTATTGCTGTGTCGGCGGCTACTTGGTTAGCTAATAATTGACCTCTAGTTTGTCCAGCAGCACTAAGGTTTCTTTTAGCTGAAGCACTAGCGAAACCAGCAGACCTTTTTGCTTGATTTCTTGCTGGGTCATAATTAACATAAGCCGGATTGATTCTATCAAAATTAGTTTCGTCTGGTCCACCAATTAACGTACCAATACCTTGTGCCATTGGACCAATAGAACTCATAAGAGCACCAGCAGCGTAAGGAGAAAACCTAGGGTCTGGTACTTGTGAGTTAACATTTTGTTCTTTAGAAGGTGCTTGCGGATTAGCGTCCATACTCTCTAAAGCAGATAATAAACCATCAACGTTACCACTTCTAGTCATCGGTGACTGTGGGAAGTTATTACCTTGGTTATAATCTATCGGCTGATTTGCTGTTTGTTGTACAGGTTGACTAGTTGGTGTTGGTTGTGGTTGGAAAAAGTTTTCATTAGGTCTACCTGATACAGAAGTACCATAATCAATGTTAGTACCCGGGTATAACATTTGAGGGGTTAAATTTACTGGTAAGTTACCACCTTGAATACCGGGCATATTTGGTTTTTCTAATCCTCTCATTTTAATAGTATCAGCCTGATTAACATAAGGGTTACCAGTACCTTGGTCTATTATCTCACCCGCTGATTGTTTAGAATTATTAGCAGCGGCGTTAGCTGCATTATTTTGAGCTAATACTTCATTTCCTCTATATGTACCAGAACTTATCACGCCAGCATCTACAGCCCCCATTATATTTTGCATATTAGGGTCTATAAAACTACGACTTTCTAAATCGTAATATCTACCAGTATTACCTTCATTAGGATCAAAATTTAAAACAGATTCGAATGGTCCACCTGCTTGGTATTTCATACCACCATAAGCAAACATTTCGTTTTGTTGCTTCTCACGCATCTTAAGAATCTTAGGATCAGACTCGTGCTGTTCTATTAGCATTTGGAGTTCTTTTTCCATAGCTTCTTTAGCCATCTCATCATTAGCAGCTTCTTCACCACGCATAGAATGTTTCTTACGTATTGCTTCAGCCATTTGAGCATAAGACTTGCCTTTCTTACCTTTGGGTCCTAAACGATCTGTAAAGATAAAATCTTTATACATCATTTCGTTTTTCTCGGCTTCTTTACCCGGAGCAAACATAGTACCACCTTGTTCGTGTGTATCACCACCGAATTTAACCATTTCTGGGTTAGTGTTACCACCAAATGCAAAACTAGTAGTTGGGTTACCAAGCATTGGTGCAAATTGACCAGCTATATTAAATGCTTGTTGTACTTGTTCGTTTGTTTCATCGTTACCAATAAATTCTTTAGCTCCATATTTAGCAACGTCCATACCCCCAGAGACTGGGTTTATAAACATTCCTACCCCGCCACCTATCATACCAGCAGCGTTAGCTATTGAATCATTAGCACCAAAAGCTTTAGCTAAACCGTGTGCGGCTCCACCAAACATATATATATCTTTCATGTTGTTAGTATTTCCACCGTAAGAAAATTTATTCCAATCGCAACCATCTGGACCACAAGGTTCTGTACCTCTACCTATAGGTAGTTGAGTTTCGGATTTTCCTTTTCTTTTTATAGTTTTAATCTTTCTTTCGGTTAAGTTAGCAGCTTCTTTAGGATCTATACTATTCATAAAAGCTCCAAAATATTCATCGGTCCCAATATCTTCTAAATTATAATAACCTTCTTTGTGCAACTTTCTTTTGGCTGAAGGGGATAAATTAATACTAGCCCCAGAACTACTATAATTTAAAGGCATACCTGACAAGTTACCTAACGCCGCCATTCTTAAATTTTCGTCTTCAATATTATTAACAGTAGATTCTAATCCTCTAAAATCAGTTTTTGTGTAAACATGATTACCTTTTTTATCTAAGCCTGTTACAACGGCGAATTTAGTTTTACCGTTTTCAAAATAATATCTGATATTTTCGTCAACATAAGCTTTAGAAGATGCACCTGCGTCACCAAGATCTATATTACCCATATACATCTTTTGGGTTTGTCCAGAAGTTAAAGCATTAGTTAAAGGTGGTTCTGTCGGATTAGTTCTAGCCATAGCTGCAAATATAATATAATAAAATTATTTAAGCAAACAGTAAAGCAAGTAATATATAACACTAATTATTATTACTGATAATTATTTACTGCGGTAACTCTATAAAAAGTATTTAAGTCATGCATTACCATTCTGTAACCATTTGTATTTTCGTATCTTAATTCAATACGTGCCCATGGATTAGTAATCCTAGAGTTGTTTCCATCGGTATTAGCGTCTCTTGGCACAGCAGTCCTCCAAAATCTAAATCTCCTTCTGATCCTTTCTGGTGAGGTAAGAGTAATCTGCTGCGTATCCTGATAGTTGTTGGATACTCGTAAGAAATTGAATGTGTCGTCTGGTACATCTTGGTTGTTATTATAAACGTCAGTAATCCATGATAAATTATTCCATTGTTTATTTAAATGATTACCGGCATTAATTAAATAAGTTATTGATGAACGATATTTATCACCATAAAATTCACAGTAATTACCTTCGTTATGCTGATATATTTCATTATTAAATCCTGTTGGATCTATTGATAATAATTTTCTACCGGTAGATAGATAAAGTTTAGGATGAAAGTCATAAGAACTTTCAAAACCATCTAATAATTCGTTATAAGACACCGTATATTCTATAAGCGGGGGTCTATCTCCATCTTCTATTAAAACGTTTTCTGCTGTTAAAAATGTAAATAAAACCCTGTTATATCTATGATCGTATGTACCATGTACGTTATAAGGAACAAAGAATGAGGTCGGATTATCAGTATCTTCTAATTGAGTATTAGAAACTAAATCATATAAAAAAGCAGACATACCTTTTATATCAGATAAAGGTGTTTTAGAATTTATTGAGTACCTCCATAACTTTTTCTGTCTAATATCAAAATGATAAACATTATTCTCAGAAAGAACCACACCGGTTCTATGGAAACATCCTGTATGTTTAGATATATAAGCGTAATCTCCAAGAACTTGTCCATTACCTATTATTAATTGTGTACCTTGTTCATCAGGTACCGTTACTCTTTCATTAATAGCTACTACACCAAAAGCAGAGTCTTGGTAAAACAAAACTTTATCTTTGTAATTGTGTATAGAATTGATTGGCCCGTATGTACCATTTACGTCTACTTGGTTATTAGCCAAAAAGTTAGCCCAACTATCAACTATTTCACCATTAATTTTAGGTTGGGAAGCCCATATTGTAAAAGGTAATTCTTGTACAGTGTTTACTAAAAAGTTTTTAGCTTGATAAACTTTAGACACATTTGGTTGTTGGAAATATACTTTATTAATAGCATACTGTTCTCTTTCGTAATTTAAAAAAGGATCATTGCCAGAATTATCAGATGGAAATCTATTTTTAGCAAAGTAATTACCGTGCCTTAATTCAACATTAAAAGGTGACTCGCAAGCAAAAGCTTTACCCGTAGATATTTTATCTTCATAAGTACCATTACTAGGGTCATTAACATGTTCGTACATAAAGTATGTGACATAAGTATCACCCCCAAATACTTCTATGTCGTTATCGTCTACATCAGTAACAATAGTACCAGTAGTAATGTAAGTATTAAAACTTCTTGATTCAAAAGTGGTACCACCATATTGAGAAGCTAATGTTCTACAATAAAGACCGTATGGCACATTAAAAGAACCTATAGCTCCAGTATCTAAAGAACCATTTAAAACTAATAATCCACAATGACCCATGTCATCAATACCGGTATTACTTTTGTTTTGAAAGTTAGTATACGTAGTAAGTTCGTGAATATTAGATATTGTATAATTTTCACCGGGATCTATCCTGTGCCAATCGAAAACATCAACTGTTTGATCTGTTGATAATTCTTCGTGATTATAAAATTTTCTATATTCTAATTCCACTTGACCAGCGCCACCACTTATAGTGACAAAATTACTAAGCGAATTAGTGTTTGTCATTTTAATATAATCTCCAGACTGATGTCTTAAGCCAGAGTTTTCAAACAGTATTATTGGTGCTACATAAGCAGCGTATTCTTTGTTGTCACCTGACCCACCGTTAAGTCCGTTTTCAACACTTACGTCAGTAGAACCTAAGTTGCCTATATGAGTATTAGAACGAATTAAGTCATCACCACTTTGAGTGACTAAGTCAAAGCCACCACCACCCCACACAGACTTATCTTTATCTGTTCTCTCTAATCTAACTATCTCGTAAGACGATACCTTATTTTTTACAGAGTCTGGTAAACTAACTTCGAATTTTATACCTAAAACATTCAGATTTAACGGATCATTATCTGTAGTATCACCATCGTTAATTAGTGGAAACTCGTTTACCGTTGGAAATTTAATATCACCAATCCATTTAGCAAAAGATATATCTCCGTTTTTGCTACGGAAAACAATAGCGAATCTATATACTTCCTCTCTTTGATAACCAGTATATATATTATGTACAAATGGAGATATATAATTATTAAACTGATCGTTTATTTCATGCGTTATTTGACCATCTAATAATTCTTCGTAAGTGGCTCTATTTAAAGCACCTACATAAGGAGGGCTACCAGCATCACCCCTTTCATCGCCGATTATTTCTTTTGTTATAAAAGTATAACTTATATTTGGACCCTCTCCTCCAATAGTAGTACCGTCAGATTGATACTTGTATTCTCCATAGTTAGGATCATCTATATTGTTAAAAGGATTTATAGCATCGTGGTCTAAATCTACATCGAAGTTTACAGGTACAACAGTTTCTGAACCATTAGACTGATATATTCTAGAAGTACCAGTGTCATCATAACGATAAGCTCTAGCATCAAACTCGCTGTCTTTTATTTCAAAACGTTCATTTAATAAGTTCGCTGCAATTAATCTATCGTCTTTTATTGTTAAGTCTTTTGCCTTGTCTATATCTGTAACAAGTAAAGATATTTCATCCTCTGTGAGAATTACTAAATCGTTTTCCCCACCAGTAAATGTTTTAACAACGGATGAAGAAGATAAATTTTCTATTAATGAATATACTACAGGTACATCTTTAGTTGTGTATACTACAAATATATATTCTATTTGAGAATAAGATATATCTAAATCAGATATTGTAAATGTTACAGATTTTTGATTAGTAGAAAGAGAAGGGGCTGTACCTTTTATATTTCTATATAAATCTGTCTCGTCATCTAATTCGTAAAGTGGTAGTACGTTAGTCATTGGTGAAACATTACTAACTTTACCATTACCTATTAATCTATAACCAGTTTGCACCACAGAACCAGTAGGTAAAGAACCACCGTCAGAAATATCTGTAAATACAGGTTTAGTAAAATCTATAGTAGCAGCTAAATTAAAATCTAGAGGGTCTAATGCTAATCCTTCCGGATCTAATAAATTAAAAGATCTAACAGGATTGTAGAAATCAGTAAAATACACTCTAGCTGTATTAGAATTTTCATATCTAGTTAAAGCTCTAGTTATTGATTTTTCTGTACAAAAATTTACTAAACCGTTGTACTTCAAATGCACAGATGGGGTTAAAGAGTTACCAGTTAATCCTATAACTTCGTTATCGGCCTCGTTATAATCAACTGCCCATATTTGACCATCACCATTTGTTATAGTATCATCAGTATTAGAAGTAGTAAACAATATTATTTGATCGTTTAACCTAGTCCATCCTATTGTATATAAATTTTCTAGTTCCGGAACTTCTAAATTAAAAAATCCATCTGGGTCAATAAGTGTTAGTTCTTCATCTAAAGCAACTAAAACAACTCTACCATTAGTGTAACTAATTGTAAATTCCCCGTTGGCTATATTTGCTGAAAAATGTTCTTGTAAAGCTTTTCCTATAACTGTAGCTGTAGCATCTGAAGCAAAAGATATAAAATAAGGAGTACCGTTGATATTAATAATACCAGTTTCTGATGTAGCAACATCTAAATCTAAAGAATATACTCCCCCTAAAGAAGGTATAGTAAAGTCTAAACGGTTACCTTTTTCATTAACTATAGCGCCAAAAGAAGATCCGGAGTCTGTAACAACTTTAAAGTTGCGCATGTCTTCATAATGACCATTCGACATTTTATAAGGACTTAAATCCTTATTCATACCCTTACTGTATGTATTTTGAGTATTCATTAGTAAGTTCTATCTCCTTGATTAAAGTTATTTGTATTGTGGTTCCACTTATGCTCTTGTTTACCAATTTTTCTAAACTGATTATAATGAGCATTAACTTTAGGGATAAGCCTAAGAGACATATTTTTAAGAGTTTCCATCTCGTCTTGACTTAGAGATTTACCTCTGCTTATAGCTTTACCTACATACCAATCTTTTTGCTGTCTAATAAATTGAAATACTTTATCTCTAAGTTCGTCTACTTTCCATAATTTATAAGCTATTTTATAAGCTATATGCCAAGTCATTGCTTCTATTACTGCCGCATCGTCTGGTATTAACGGGTAACCATTTTCATCTATAGGATAAGCATAATAAGCTATTTCTAAATCACCTTCTTCAAAAGAAGTGAATATAAAGTTATCATTGAGTCTATAAGTTAAATCTGATTCACAGCTTAAACTTTGACTATCTGAACAATGCATTTTAATCATAAAAGGATCTCCTTCATAACGCATTGCCTCTCTACCATGATCTGTTTTTCTAGTTATTAAGTCTATAGTAACTAGATCTTCTGGAATAGATGCTCTGTAATCTTCTACTGGGATAGTACACACCCTTTGATTTAATATTTGATTTACACCAAATAAACCAAGCATGTCACCTATCCACTCGAAAGCGTCTGGTAATTCTAAATGGTCAGCGAAGTCGTGATCTCTGTAGAGTTTTTCAATAACTCTCATTGATGATATGGTCTTACCTGTAATCATTACGCGTAATAATCTATTTTGTTATATGGGTCTAGCATTATTTCACCTAAACGTCTATCATTACTTCTTGTACATTTAAACCTATACAAAGAAAGATTTGGTACATTTGCTGCATACTTTTCTAATATAAATGTAGCAGAGTAACCATCACTATGATCGTTTATAAAATAAACTAATTTCTTTTTTTTCTTCGCTTCTTCGTTTTTATCCCAAAGTTCTCTAGTAGCTTTCCAGTTTACAGCTAATGATTTAGGGTCTATAGAACCATCTTCTCTAAATCTTACCTGTCTTTTATATTTTTTAATCCTCACACTTGGTAAACCACAAGGCATTCTAAAACTTCCAGACTCTTCTAATATTTTTCTTGATATTTCTTTATGAATATCTTTTATTATTTTACCATAAATACTTCTGCTAATTTTGTAATCGTCTGGTTTATCAGCAATTGATTTTTTATAGTAACGGTAACCATCTTCTACACCTTTATCTATTTTTATTTTACCCTCTCCTCTAGCTTTCATCTGTTGATTGATCTTTAGAATCGTTGCCCATATCCAAAGGTATAGACTCAGATTGTAAATAAACTTTTACTAATTTGTCCCTAACTATTGTTTCCATCCAGCCCGGCATTGGGTAATCACTATCGTCTGAGTAACATGGTTTATCACTACCACATTGTGAGAACTCAGAAGCATCTCTTGGATCTTCAAATACACCCCTAACATTTATATACTCCAAAAGGGCTAATGTTTTTTCACCGCCCTTTAAATACACTCTATCATTCATATGGTAAGCGTATACAGTATCTTGATTAAATCTGCCATTACCAGATGCAATAGCTTCTTCATAAGTCACCAATTTAAACCTAGCTTTAGTCTTAACTACTGGTCCAACTCTAGTTATTTTAATTTCTGAAGGTAATTTCTTTTTAGTTCTTAACACTTTACAACCAGTAGTAAAATCACAACATTCAGCAGCGTCTGCTATTTCTAATTCTAGACAACCAAGGTCTTGTACTAAAGCATCGTGTATAGGTCTACCTTTTCTAATTTGCTGCCAAACTAACATAGACCTTTCCGCAGATATATCATGTTTGATATTATCTCGTGTAAGGTCTGAATCGTCAGAAAGTCTAGGTTTTACTTTCTTCCATATTGTATATGTAAGTTCGTTAAGTGTCATTTTAGTAAAGGGGGGAATATCTCCCCCCGATTTTAAAGTTTAAATAATTTTATTTTTCAAATACTTTTTTAAAAATATATTTAAAATCTTTATTGAAAGCATCGAAATTATTTTCTGTTTCCGAAATTGTTATTTCTCCTTCATCGTCGATTGCTACACCTAAAAGATACATTTCTAATAGCATTGAAAAATGTGCTAACTCTTCCGAATTAAAGTGCTTATTATTAACACCTAATTTTTCTAAATAATTTTTTGTAGTATCAACAATTGTTTTAATTTCATCTAATTCTAATTCTTGACCAGAAGAAGATACAAAATAACTAATCATTGATAAAACAAGTTTAGAATAAGTTTTTTCATTAATGTTAGCCATACTATTCTTTTCTCAAAGTGTTATTTAAAACATCTAACAAGGGCATACCGTATTTTGTTGGCATTTCTTGCGCTAAAGATGCTAATCTATTAACACCTTCTTTGGTAATTTTAAAAGTTGGTTCTTCCGCTTTACCTGTTTCTTTCTTTGAATCCAACGAAATCTCTTCTTTTTCTACTTGTGGATTACCTACAGCTTCTTTTAAATTTTTTGATCTACTCATTGTCTTTCCATTTTTTAAAATTAGTATCTGCCATTTCGAATAACCTATTTGTTTTAAGGTCTTTCATAATGTGCTTAATTGTTCCTCTGTTTGTAGTGATAGTCTTAACATGTTCCAATTCTTTAGTACCAGTAATTGGCGATGTAGTTTTATCTCCGCCGTCTTGCACTCCTTTGTGAAATTTAGGATTATCCCAGTATTTCATTTTATTGTACAATGCTTCTAATGAAACTACGTCTTGGTCACAATATTCTATCATTTGGTCTAAAGCCTCTTTGTCGTTATTTAAAATAACTTTGTCCCAAAGCTCTTTTCCGGTTTTTAATTTAGGAGGTAAACCAGCCTCTCTGTTAATATTATCAAGTTTATTATTAGCAAATCTAAACTTTCTTCTAGCTAATTGGCATGTATCAAATTGTTTGTAATTTACTAACATTGGTACACCGTGAATAAAAGCTCTAGTTTTAATAAATGGTAAATCGTATTTTTGACCATTATGTGCAACTATTAAATCTGCTTCATTTAAAACCTCTACGAATTGTTCTATTAAAAACTTATCGTCTTGGTTTTCATCCCAAGATAAGTTATATACCTCATCTTCTCCTAACCATTTGTAAGATATACAAATAATCTTTTTAGGATGTACAATATCTTTTTCGTTTAAGTAAACCTTACCTATACTCCAAGAAGTAACTATATTGTAAGATGTTTCTATATCGTATATTAAAACTCTACCTTCACCATCTTCTGGAAACATATAGTCTTGTCTTGCTTGTTGTCTTACATAACTAAGAGCGTCTTTACATTCAGAAAACGAAGATTTAATACCTTGTCTTGCTAGTTTTTGTTGTAATCTCTCAGGTCCTTCTTTAAGGTATCCTCGCTTTTCATTGAGGAAGTTTACTATATTATTATAGTTATATTTCATATATTATATATTTTGTCCACTCACAACCCCTACAAAGGTACAAAAAATATTTGACAAAAGCAAGTTAATTTACTAATAAACCGATAATAAACCCTAAAATTATTCCCGCTGGAGTAGCTCTATTCTTCCAAAACCATGTTTTATGTCTTTCCTCTTTTACCTGATTTTGTGCCTCTAATGCGTTTTCTTCTGCAATTTGTCTTACGTTTCTTTCCCATATTATTTGAGCATCTAACTCTTTTAATCTTTTATTGAATTTTGTTAACGACTCCATTAATTCTAAATTACGAAGTCTTTGTTTTTCCCATAAGTCCATCCACATTAATACATCTTCTCTGTACATTTGTTTATAGTACATTTTTTGTATTAACACTTCTTCTTGATGTCTAGTAAAACCAGCTAAACTATCACCTTTGTAATAAATCCTTTGAGGGACTAATTGTTGAGTCGATAATTTCTGATTCTCTTGTCCAGAAACTGTCGCGCTCAGCATTAGACCAGTCATTAACATTACGAAGTATTGAACCAATTTCTTTTTTGTATTCTTCATTTTCTCTTAATAATTTACGTTCTACTTCTTTTTGTTCTAAATGTTTGGTCTTTAAAGAATCCAACATTATACTGTCTTTAACTCTTTGTTTTTTTAATTTTCCATAATTATAATCTAAAGAATCAATTTTACGCTGATACTCTTTTGATATAATTTTTACTTTACTTTGATTATTTTTCATTAAAGCATAATGATCGTAAGATATTATAACACCTATTATAAATATAGAAATTATTACAAAAATCCAATCTTTTTTATTTAAGTTCATTTATTTTGTTTTAACCATTCCGTAACTTCAAAAGAAGGGCATCTTTTAACCCATTCTTGTCTTTCTATAACACCATTATTGTTTTTATCAGGTGATAAATCTCTATGTCCAACAACCGGTATATCCCCAAGTTGATCTTTTAAATGTTTGATTAAATAAAGCATTGATTCTTTTTGCTTATCCGTTCTATTGTCTCCATTTTTACCGCCTATATAGGCTATATGTAAACTGTCACTATTTTTACCTTTTACACCATTGCTAACCTTACTAATAGGCCATGTATTTTCTATATCACCATTTGGAGAAATCATATAATGATAGCCCGGAGCAGACCAACCTTTAACATTTTTAAAATAGTTAAGTATCGCTTCTACCGAAGCATTTTGAGAACTAGCAGTACAATGTATTACTATACGATTTATTTGCCTACCATAAACTTTTTTGTTTTTAGCAGTCATTAAATTATTAGCTAATTTAAATATTTTATTAAACTTAAACATTATAATGGTATTTCTTCTGGGTCTGATTGATCTTCGAAATCTGTATTAACATATGTATTTGTAACCATAGAAGGTCTATTAGTTTCTTTATTTACATAATAACCAATAAGTAAACCAATAGTGCTTATACAAATACCCCACGCACTCCAAGCAGCAGTTGTTTCAAAAATTCCTATTTCCGCAGCTAATAAAATTATATAACTCGGGAATAAAGACAATATAAAAACTACTACGCTAAATACGATAGTTAATTTTAACCTACTTCTTGTTAATTTTGATAACATATTATTTACGTTGTTCTGCTTTAGTAATTCTTTCTTTTAGTTCATCTATTGACTTAGCAATAGACATTAAAATGGTTCTTGTTTCTCTACCGTCAAGTAATAATTCTTGCTCTACTTCTTTTTGTTTATCAACTTGTTTTTCCATTAAAGCTATTCTGTCTTCTAAAAGTTTTTGTTTAACTTCTATTTCAGTTTTAAATTGTATAAACGTTTTTCTGTTATTAATATAAACAGTTATTAATGATCCAAAGAATGTTAATATTATTAACAAATCTTTTAGTGTAAATGATGCGGTATGAAAAATCTCTAGCAAGTGCATTGTTTGATTAATAGTCATTTTAAATTTTATCTTCTGTTTTAGCTTCTTTATATCCTTCTTCTACTAAATTTACATCTTTGACTTTTAATACATTTGTATTAATTACAGGCTCTCCAGTTGGTGCATAATTACCTAAAAAGAAACCCATCACGTTTGATCCTATATTTCCCATGTTACTAGATATATCATCGTAATAAAACCACCATATATCTTTAGAAGTATGCTTATAAAAATTTGCAACATCAGAAGTTGTATTTTCTTCTGATTCGTACCTTTGTTCTATGGTAGATATAACATTAGCTAACCATTTAACATGGTTGGCAGTAAGTTCCTGATATACTTCTAAAATTTTCATAATAATTAATAAATTGAATAATTATCGTTCATGTTGTCTCTAACAGCTTCTCTGTCTGCTGTAGATTGTCCTTCTTCAAAGAATACAACTTCTATAATATTTCCTTCAAACTCGTGACGATCCCCATCTTTAAAGATATGGAAAGTGTCATTGTTAGCGTTCCAAGGAGTGGTATCAGCAAAGTCCATTAATAATTGGTTATTGTAATAAAGAGCCATCTCACTACCATCGTGGTAAGAACCATGGTATTCTAAACTAGGAGGTGTAGGTATAGTTCCAATCCCACCTTCAGTTAACTGTACAGATTGCCAAGCTACTCTAGATTGATAATCGTAACGGTTAGTTCTGAACATTGTAAATTGTCCAGATACGTTAGGATTGTTAGACACTGCTAAGAAAGATCCAAAGTTTGTAGTATCGGTATCTATTACGGCATGGCACGTAAACGATGGGGTTACCGTAGCGTTTGGAAATACACCGCCTGCTAACTGTATAGTATGCATGTGAGTAGATATACCATCACCGTAAAGGGATCTGATTCCATTATTACTATCTATAAGTTGTGGTTGCTCTCCTGCTGTAGATTGAGATAAATCTCTACCGTTACCGCTTTGATCGTACCAAGTTACTACATACACTGAAGAACCTCCGGCCCAAGCATCAACGGATGCAAAATCTAAATATTCACCTACAGATAACCCGGACCCAAAATCTAGTTCTGAATTATCAGAAGATCTTCTCAATCTTACAATTTCCCCGCTATATGAAGTAGATATTTTTCTCAACGAATAAGCCATTAAAGGACTATCTGCTGAGTAAACATCTATATCTAATGCTGGTAAATTTGGAGCACTAGTAAAACGATATGGATCTATAATAAATGGCATTATGCTCTATAACCTATTAAGTAAATTTTTAAACCTGTACCGGGTGTAACAGAACCTACTCCTGTAATGTCTATTGTTATTTCTGAATCATCATCTAATGTTGTTGTACTGCTAATACCTTCACTAATAGTAGCTGTAGTAGAAGTTTTTTCTCCTGCATCTATATAAACCTTACCTAATGGCGTTCCGTCATCATTTATTGCCGCTACAACAGGAGATCCGTCTGATGCAGTAGTCACAGATGATCTTACTTCAGTAATTACAAAATCGTAAGGTAACCTAAATGTAACAACATCTGTAGCTGTTGCTAAATCTGTAGTTTCATCAGAACAAGCGATAACAAATGTTTCTTTTTCTGTTACACTATTTGGTAATTCTATAAATGTACCAGTTGCGTTTACTCCTAAAAAATAAGTGGGATCTGTTGCCTCAAAATTACCTTCCCCGTACTCACTATTGCTTAATCTTCCTTCGTAATTAAATTCTAATGTTGGGTCTGTATTTATATTACCACCGTGTACAAATATAATTGAACCCATTCCTATACTGCTACCAGAAGAATGTTGGCTAGTAGGACTAGTTCTTCCTATAACAAAATCTCCACCACCAGTAATAGTTCTAGTAGCTTGGTCCATAACATCGTAATTGTCTGGAAATTTCCTAATGTAAGCATCAGCAGAATATGCCTGACCAGCATTTGCTGCGAAAGTCGGATTGCTAAATAATTCTAATCTTGTAGTAGCTCTAGTTCTTTTAAAACCGTTTGCCTGAAACATGTCTTCACTATAAGCATCGCTAAAAAATCCAAATAAGGCATACCTAGTTTCTACCATATCGTTAGGATTACCTTCGGTTTCCCAAGTATCATATGGTTCATAACCATCGTTATAAATTCTCATATGATTAGCTCTAACTATACCAGCCCCATAAAGAATAGTGCTGTTGGCAGGAGAATCAACACCTGTATCATTACCTTTAACTATGAAGTCTCCTCCCTCGTTAGAAGATTGATCCCCAAGCCAATTGGTTACAATGTCATTTGTAAAAGTAATATTTCGACCATTAAAACCTACTCTTCTATTACTAGGTTCTATAAATCCATTAGCTTCGTAAAAATTAGGAGATGTTTTTATTTCAAAAAGACCAGAGCCTACATTATCTACATCAATATTATCAGCAAAGTTTAACACTGTAGTACTTCCTACGGTGGACCCATCATCTTGTAAAGTTACTTGAAAATTATCTGGATCAAGTATAAACAATACATTTGTTTGGTCCCCTGCTTGTTGTACAAGAGTTTGGTTAGTTCCACTTCCCGGACCAAGAATGGTAAAAGTTAAAGTGTCCCCATCGTCAATTTCTGCAGTCTGACTAAGATTTAAGTTTGCAACTGTAAAAGAAGACATTTCTCCATCGCCACCAGTGTCAATATTTAAATTTTCCTCTAAAAAACTAAGTAACTCTCTAATAGTTGTTTTTCTAGCAAGACCATCTATTGAGTTGTAAGTTTTTTTGTTATTGTTAACGATAGGAAAAAATGTCCATTGGTCATCTAATGAAATTTCATTATACTCTTTTAACGCCGGAAAAAATAAATGATTAGCCATTATTTAAATATTTTTGGATTTGTACAATAAAATTACATATAGTTTCTTCTGTTAGACAAGAACAATTTAAATAATAAAGTTTTATTTCTTCTAACATAAAATAAGACAACAATAATTTTTTGTCATCTTCTTCGCATACTGTACCATACTTATACTTGTCTCCTATTTTAGAAGCATAATTTTTGTATAAATATTTGATATGTGCGATCCACTGCAATAAATTTTCATTACTTAACGACATTAAGATGTTCTTTTAGTGTATTTAACAACAAAGCTTTGTAATTCTGTAGATTCAACTGTAGGTTGAGATCCGACTATTAATTGTAATAAGTTATCAGAAGTAGGGTCAAAAGTTTGAACATCTTTACAAATACTGGTTTGTGTAACAGTTCTAAAACTACCAAAAGAAGGCATGTTATCAGAAATGTACATTTCTAATTCACAAAAAACAGAAGTATCAGAAATTCGGATAATTCGACCATTTACTCTAATATATTTACCATTAATTTTTATAAAAGCTATTGATTCGTTACTATCTTGGTCATAGCCTTGGTCACCGAAAGATACATGAAAATCTTCGTCTGTAGGATCTGCATCTTCAGTTCTAGTTATTGTAAATGAAAACTCTAACATATCTTCATTTGTAGACATAGTATTTGCAGGTACGGTTAAAGAACCTAACGTTATAGGCCCGTTTTCTCCTATATCAACACTACCATCAAAAATAGCATCTACAACATAAGCCCCAACACCATTTTCGCCATCTACACCATCTACACCATCTGCTCCATCGTTACCATCTGCCCCATCTGCACCGGGTTCTCCAGTGTTACCTTTAGGTACGAAACTTACAACTATATCGTCATCGTTAGCGAATGTACCACCAGAAGCTATGTAAGAAACTGTTAATGTTCTGTCTGTACCGTTGTCTACAATATTGGTGATTTCAGCAAAATAAAATACATTAGAATTAAACCTTTTCCATATTTTTAATAATCCATAATTGCCAGAATTATCAAAAACGTCTAAAAAATCAGCATGGTTAATGCTTGATGCGTTTAGTTCATTTATGTAAATTTCTGTAGCAGAAGAATAATCATTAGCATTAAATCTAACATACCCAAATGTAGGGCTTGATAATATAGAAGAGGCATCAAACTTCCATTGGGCAGAATAACCACCAAACAAACCATCATTACCGTCAGAACCAGTAAGATATGGCAATTCTATACCTGAATCACAACCACAAGGATTAGTATTACAATTACAACTCATTTTTTATATTTTAACACCCACAAGGGTTATAGTTACAGAATCTTTGAAGTAAAGCTAACATTTTATCGGCAGTAGCTTTATCTACCGTGGCAGCAGCAGAACACAATGCCTTTTCCCAAGCTTTAGCTTTTAAAAGGTCATTGTAATATTTTTCCTCATTTGGATTTTCTTGTACTCTTTTTACAAGATTGCTTATACAACATTTAACGTTAGGATAAAAATATTTTTCCACACAATTTTTGTATGTGACATCCGAATCGTTAATTACAATATATTCTATTTTATAATAACCATCATCAATAGTTATATCTGATGAGGTAAAGTTATTATAATCAAAAGTCCCAACTACGGGATCTGGTAATTGGGCAGTAACATCAAAACTTGTAGTATTACCTTCCGGATCTGTTATGTTTAAAATAACGGAAGATATATTTTCAGCTAACTCTGTAGATGCGTCTTGCCATCCGTCTGGATTGTCAGAAGCGTCATAAACATCAGTAGTGTCAGTAACAACTAACTCGTATTGGTCGTCGTTGTTTTTTTCTAAACAGAAAGAATGTTTTATTACTAAGCCCATATTTAAATAAATAAAAAAAGGGGGAGGGATTCTCCCCCTTAAGTTAAAATTATGCGTAAGTCACTGAAGTTCCGAGAATGGTATTAAGAATACCACGTAAATCAGCAGCTTGTACACCGGTTTCATCCCAAGAAGAATCAGCAGCACCATCTCCTACATAGATTTTAAAATGCTTGTAAGAAACTGGTTCTGTACCAATACTAGACACCTGATGAGGTGTTCTCCACTTAAGAGCAAGAACCCCGTAGTAAGTAGAACCGCTAAGGTCAGTGTCGATAGTAGCTTGGAAGAGGTGGTCTTTACGGTAACGATTACCAAACACAGACTCTACAAAGTACTCTTCTTTAGCAACTTGCTTGAAGTTACCAACACCATCTTCTGGTGCTTGAGTAGCATTAAAAGTAGTGTTACCAAAACCTTCCATCTGAGTTTCGAAACGTACTTTACGGAATAATCCGGGTTTAGTAGCATCGAACCCTCTTTCTACACCTGTAAGCTGAATACCACAATCTACACCGGCTACAGAAGCAGCAGTATAAGCAGTAGAATCAACATCTGTTGCAGTAGCTCCTTGGTAAGGCATGTGGATACGTGCTGTAGAAGCGTCAATAACTTCAACGATCTCGTAACCCACGTCTGCGTTAGCATCTGTAGAAACTACTTCACCAACAATTGGCGAACCGGTCCAAGTAGAAGTACCAGCAGTAATGATGTCAGAACCGTTAGTAAAGTTTACATCTTCACCAGTAGCAATACCTGCGGTACCCGCTGTTGCAGAACCAGAGTCAAACAAGCAAGTAGCTTGGATGTCACGTTCTTTACGTTTACGAGTATTGTCGTTAACGTTAGCAGCAAGTTCTCTAGCTACTTCCCACTGTGTAGCAGAAGCATCTGTGAGAACAGTACCATAAATTTGCTCTTGTTGTCCGAAACCAGTACGATCTAATTCGATCATATTAATACGGAGGATGTAACGATTACTGTTCTGTGGATCAATAGAACCAGAGGTACCATTGAAACCGAGAGTTGTAATTTGTTCTTGCGAATTAGCATGACTACGTCCGCTAAATTTCACAATATTTGTTCCCGAAGGATCAATAAGGTCTGTAGAACGCGGAGAAAGTCCAGTACCTCTACCCTGAACAATGCGGAATTTAGTACCCGCAGCGGCAGAACCAGTAGTGATAACAGTGCCATGAGCATCTACGACAGCTACTTCGCCGTCACCAATACCACTAACATTAGTGGCAGATGTGTAAGCCGCGTTATCTCCGATAAATACAAAACCTATGTTGTTTTGACTAAACATGTTGTTTTTTATTTTTTAATTAAACATTTATTTATTCTGCCCTTTCACCCAATTGTGCGTGTGTCTGGGTTCGAGGCTCTTGCTGGTTTTCCAGCGCAATAGTAACTGCCATATTTACAATTTCTCGATGTGTCATAGGATGTAACTCACAATCTACATCGTTAGTTATACTTATGTCAGTTAACTGTTTTACATATCTTACGTTGTAAGATGTTATATTGTAATCACCATTAGTGATAATTTCGTGTCTTGTTATATCACCGTTTGGTGAAATTTCCAATCTCCAAGCTCTAGAAGAATCTGGTTTTTCAAAAGGGTTATCTACTTCCTCAAAATATTCATCGTGAGTTTTAGGTATAACTTTCTTTCTATTATTACATGTATCATCAGTAATCAACCATTCCATAGTGGTCAACCAATAATCTTCTGGCATATCGTATAAGAAACTATTTTCTCCGACGACATCTGTTTGATCTACAGATAGTATAGGCTGTGTTTGTCTTAAGATATTACTTAAGTCTTTTTTACGCTTTTCTGACTCGTCAAAACCCTCTTGGTATTTGTTACCACGAGGATGATAATGTTGTTTAACAAATCTTTCTTGCGCTTGGGACAAAAAATGACTTATCTCCGAATCTTCGAATCCGGGAGCAGCAAGGCTGGCTACCTTGTCGTAGCCAACCAAGAACTCATCTTTCATTTCTTGAACCGTCATTATTTACCTTTTTCTATCTGGTCTTTAATTTTGATGTATGTTTCAGCGTTAGGACCATTAGGATCTAACTCTTCCATAATTTGTTTGATAGTAAACACATCGTCTGGTTCCCCAGCAACAATATATTTATTTCTACCATGTTTAACTATGGCACCAACCTCGATTGCGTCTTCGACGAAACAACGCATGTTAAAGTTATCGTCTTGGATAATTTTAATAAACCCATTAGGATCTTTATCTACAATCTTCATTACTTCAGAAACCAAGAATTCATGCTTAGAATTCGATGGTACTTGTTTGTTAGTGTAAATCTTAAGTACATTTTTAAGACTATTTTGGTTGTTCTTAATCGCACCAAACTCCATCCATACTGATTGTTTAAGATCAGCCTGCTCTGCAGCTTCTTGGATTTCGTGATCTAAATCTACTAACATAAACTTTGCGGTTGGTATTCTACGTCTAGCATCAAAAGATGGTGCTACAAGTTCTTTGTTTGCCAGCAATACTTTCCATTTAATGTATTGGTCTGGGTCAGAAAGATCCATAATGTCACCTTCTTTGTCTATAACTACCTCGAATCTATTCCAAAAATTTTGCCTAGTTGGTTTATAAATACTGAGGTCTCCTTCGTTCATAGCGAGAATTTTCTCCAAACCTGCTTGCTCTTCATCAGTTAAAACTTTGATAAGTTGACCGGTTTGACCATTAACTGGTACTGTTAAACGCATAGACGTGCCTGTAAACATAAATTCGCCGTCATGCCCTTTAGGAAGCCAAGAGTTCTTCCGAACTACCGGAACAACTCTGACTTTTTTATTTGGCAATGTAAATACTTTCTTCTTCTCCATTGTATCCATTGTTAATTATTTATTAGTTATTAATATACAACACCTACATCAGCAAGCATATTTGGAATCATAGCTGCACAACGAGTAGGGTCTGTTACTTTTGCACCTGCTGTACAAGCTCTGTGGACTTCGTATCCATCTACAGAGTGAGCAGCCTGTGTCATTTTACCGTCTGGGGTGTAAGGGTTACGAAGACCCGGAATGAACACCATAATGTCATCCTCGCCTTTTACCATACATTTCTGGATGTTAGGGTCTCCGTTAGAAGTACCCACATCAAGAATGTCGTAACGTCTAGACTCTGCGAGACCACCCTCTGGATGGTAAATCTTATTACGAGTAGGATTATCGTTCATTGGCTCGTGAGACAATGTAACTTTAACTCCTTGTGGGCCTTTAAATTCAAGGAACTGTCCTTGGTAACCAAGGGTGTTATCTTTACCAGAATAAACACGCTCGTTAACTTGCAATGGTGTATACAATGCAGTGTAGTCTTCAAGAGATTCCGAGAACTGGTACATACCCCATTCTCCCGTACGCAATACGAATTCACGTTGGTCACGAGTAAGTCTGTTAACAGAAAGGTCAAGTAAAATAGAAGTCATCCACTTAATATCAAAAGTGTTGTAGTAAGCTACGTTAGAAGACTCCATTTGCTGGCGAATACCAGCACCCTGACGAATTTCGTAACCAGATTTACCTTTAGCACTAAACGTACCATCTTCGTTACGGTTAGAAACGGCGAACATCAAAAGACGAGCTTTAGCTTCTTTAAACTGCTGCTCAAACTCCCAATCTGCGAATTGCATCCAAGTAGATTTTGTTTCCATACCATTAGGACCCTCTACCTGCCAGCTAAATGCTACAGGGCGAGCGATCATATTACCGGGACGTACGTCTTGCATACGTATCATGGTAAAGGTATTAAGCATTGAGAATGGGCTGGTGTAGTTAACGTGTCCACCTTTAACAGATAGAGTACGTTCTACTGGGTTCCACTCTCTAGAGAAACGCTTACCTGATTGCAGTTCTGCATACGGGATAAACAACGATTCGTCGTTCGTGAAAAGTTTACAGCGATAGTGTACTTCAGTACCAACATATTCTGGAACATCAATCACTTGGATCTGGTAACGCTCGTTTTTCTCACCTACAATGAGGTCAGTATCTGAGAAGAAATCTTCTTCGAATACGAGTGTAAACTCAGCCCCCGCGAGACCTGTGCTATCAGAAGTTGTTACTGTAGTGCCGTCTATCTCTGCGCGCACCAGAGGAATATTCTTCCTCGAATTACCTTGAAGATACCATCTGAAATCATCAGCGGTATCGAAGTATTTAACTGGAAACTGCGACAAGAATGTGTCTAGGTCCATTCCGAAATTGATTTGGTGCAGCATTGTAATCAAATCGGAAGCTTCCTGAATATCTATGCCATAAATACTGGCAATGTGATTTTCCGTCGTAAGACCTGACCAATCCGTTGGCAGATATTCTTGTAATGGAAATGCTGTCATTTTTATTTTGTTTTAAATTTTGATTTTTGTAATTGTTCCTTAAGTGTTTTAAAGGAATCAACAACGCTTTTAGAATCACCTTTCTGTTCTGGTGATTGTATTGGTGCAGAACCCGATGGTGGAGCAGTACTCTGTAAAGCTCTTTCGAATTCCTCGACTGCTTTACTTTTACCTGATGATAAAATACCATCCCACTTATCGTCGAATACACCTAATTCGTTTAAGTAATGTAGTTTAATCTCGAAACTAAGAGGATCTTCCATACGCTTTTTCATAATAGCGTTTATTGGTTGACCTGTGTTTGGATCTTTATCTACAGCGGTAGTAATACTTTTAAAAAGTTTTTCTCTAGCTTCATCGCTAAGTTTTCTACCCGGAATAATTTCTTCTGTGCTATGTACGGTGTCTTTAAGCTTATCCAAATCTTCTTTCTGACGTTTTTTCATGTCTTCTTCGTAAGCTTTTTGGTCAGATAAAAGTTTTTCTTCGTAAGCTTTTTGAGCTTTTTGTAATTCTTTACCATAATTTAATGCTTTATCGTAAAGTTTTTCTGTATCTTTAAAATATTCCAATTGGTCTTTAATTTCATCTTCTGGAAGACCAATATTTTGGAGATACATTTCTACAGCTTTTTCTTGTAATTTAGGATCTTCAGTAAATTTATCTTCTGTAAAATCCTTAACTGTAACAGCATTATTAGATACCTGTTGAGCCTGTTCCAAAGGAATGCCCGCATCTAACATTTCAATGAAGCGTTTAGCTTCTGGTGAACGTTCTTCAATAAAATTAGAACGGATCTCTTCAATACGCTTACTATTTTCTTTGTTGAGAAGATTCACTAAGTCGTCAGCAGATTTAACATCAGCTTCTTTAAGTGTATCTTCAGAAAGAATACCCCTCT